CCGTGCGTGACATGGCCCTGGCTGAGAGCGCCGCTGTAAAGCAGGCTCTCTCCTCGTCGAACCAGCTCATGCTGACGACTCTCTTGTTGTCGAACTTCTACACGGAGATGATGCAGTTCTATGATGTGGCTATCCACTTCGGGACTGCGGTGCTTTACGTCGAGGAGGACCTGAGCGGGAAGGTCATCAAGTTCAAGACCTTGCCCACGGGCAGTTACCGCCTCATGGACGATAAGGATGGGAAAGCCTGCGGGTTGAGCTTCACACGCAACTACCGCCTGCGGGAACTGCTTCAGGAGTTTGCCACCTACGACAAGGACGGGGAGATCGACTGGAGCAACTTCTCCTCTCGCGTCAAGACCGCGTGGGAAGGACAGCAGGACGATGAGCTGTTCAAGGTTCGCCACATCATCTGCCCGAACCCTGAGTTTGTGTTTGGGTCGAAGCTGGCGAAAGACAAGAAATGGTGGAGCTACTACTACGAGGTCGATGGCAGCAAGGAACAGGAGAAAGAGAAGTTCCTGAAGAAGAGTGGGTTCGACTACTTCCCGTTCCTGGCGTTCCGGTGGAAGCGCAACCCAGGGGACGTGTACGCGACCAGTTGCCCCGGAATCATGGCGCTCTCCGACTGCAAGCAGTTGCAGGCGATGGAAGAGACGAAGCTGGCCATCAACGAGTTACAGGCGAAGCCGCCTGTCATCGCCCCAAAGAGTCTGGAGAGCAGCGGCGTCAGTATGCTCCCCGGTGGCGTAACGTATACCGACAGTGACAACAGTGCTGGGGTTCGCCCGCTGTTTGAGTTCAAGATCAACCTCGCTGACCACGAGGTCGCTACATCTCGCATCCGTGACCGACTGGCCAGGACGTTCCACGTTCACTTGTTCCAGAGCATCAGCCAAGCGGATGAGTTGCAGTCGGGGAAGATGACGGCGACCGAAGTGAAGGCTCGGCAGCAAGAAGCCATGCGGCAACTCGGGCCTGTGTTGGAGCAACTGAATGATGCGATCTTTGCCCCCCTGATCGACATCCTGTTCAACTTCTTGGCGAAGCAGGGGCAGCTGCCGAAGTTCCCGCCCGAGATGCAGGGGCAGGACTTGAAGATCGAGTACATCTCCATCATGGCCCAGGCGCAGTTGCTTGAGGGGCTGGCGGGGTTGGAGAGGTTCCTGGCCATCACGAAGGATGTGGCCCAGTTCGACCAGCAGGTCCTCGATGTAGTCAACACGGACTACATCATGCGTAACGTGGCTCGGGTCCTGTCCCTTGAACCGGCCAGCACTCACCCCGAGGACGAAGTTTCCGCTCTCCGCCAGAAACGCGCCGCCCTCGTCGAGAACCAGCAAAGGGCTGCTACGCTCCAGCAGGCCGCCCAGGGTGTGGGGAGCCTCGCCCAGGCATCCCCGCAACCTGGATCGATGCTTGAGAAGCAGCTCGCGCAACTCCAGGCCGCAGGCATGATGCCTCCCGCAGGGAGCGCGTAATGGGGCTGTTTTCCAGCAGACAATCCAAGCACGACTCGTCGCAGGAGGAGATCGCCCACGTCAAGGCTGTGAACGAGTTTGAGGAAGAACGGGCGCTGGAGGATCTGCGAGCCGTCATGCAGACCCCCTCCGGGCGCCGGGTCGTTTGGAGCCTGTTGGGGCTGTTCCGGCTGTTCAGCGATAAAGATTACACCACCCGTAGTGTGGGGTTGCCTTTTCTACGCTACCTGTGGGATAATTTAGGGGATGAATACTTGACCGCTCAACGGGAGCAAATAGACGCCGACAAGGCGTTTATCTCGCAGGTCAGGAAAATTCGTGAGGATCAGGAGAAGAAAGTAAATGCCAACCCCCGAAGAGCAACTGGCCCAGCTTAAGGCTATCGAAGACCAGAAAGCCGCCGACGCTGTTGCGGCTGAAGCGAAAGCCAAGCTGGAAAAAGAAGAGGCCGAGAAGCGGGAAGCCGCTATCAAGGCCGAGGCGGAAGCGAAGGTCGCGGAAGAGGCGAAGGTGAAAGCCTTCAACGACGCGGCCAAGGTGGAAGCCGAGAAACTTCTCAAGGCTCTTCAGGACAAGCAAGCGCACGACAAGGAAGTCGAGAGGAACGTTCGTAAGTTGCGCTCTGCTCAGAGGTTTGGCCAAGGCGACCCGGCGAAGTTCCAAGCCGCCGCCGAGTTGGCCAAGCGGGGACTGGCTGCCATCGACCCCGAGGGGAAGATGGCCGCGAAGATCGAAGAGGCTGGTCTTGGGGACGACGAGGACATCCTCGCTTCCCTGATCGCGTTGGGCACGGCGACCGCGAACGACACGTTCCACATCACCGGCAACGCCCCGCCCGACAAGAAACCGCCGATGACCAGGAAAGAAAAAGTCGTGCGGTGGAACGGGACCGGCTATGACTGACAGGACTAGGAAAGCACTCGTCCTGGTCCTCCGAGGTTTGAAGCGAGTTGTGCAACAGCTTGAGGAGTTGCTGAAGGAAACACCCTAAGCCCTTTTTGAGAAAACCTACCGGCTCGCCTTACGGCCCCCGGTAGTGGACCCCAAAAAGCCCCCTAGCAAAAAACTAGGAGGCCGAACATGAGTTCCAGCCTGACGTTTCTGGATCTGATGAAGATGCAAACTGCGGAGGGGAAGGTCCCTCCGTTTGTCGAGATGCTGGCCGAGCGGAACGACATCATCAAGGACATCCCGTTCAAGGAGACGAACCAGCAGTTCAGCGACCTGGCGATCATCCGCACGGGCCTGCCGGATGTCTACTACCGCATCATGAACCAGGGCGTGGAGGTCAGTTCGTCCACGACCGCCCAAGTGACCGAGGACTGCGCGAAGATGGAAGCGTGGGCCGAGATCGACTCGGAGAACCTGAAGCGCTCCGGCGACCCCGGCGCCGTCAAGACCCGCGAGCTGGCGGCTTTCGCGGAGAAGATGTCGCAGACGTTCGCCTACAAGTTGTTCTACGGCAACTCCTCGGTCGATGCCGAAGAGTTCACCGGCCTCCACGCTCGTTACTCCACCATCTCTGGCGCGGCCAACGGGCGCAACGTCATCTCCGCCCTCACGGGTTCCGCGAGCGACAACTGCTCGATCTGGCTCGTGCGCTGGGGCGAGAACGTGACGGGCCTCGTGCCCAAGGGGATGCCCACTGGCATCCAGCAGCACCCTTGGGTGGAGCGCGTGAAGGAAGTCTCGAACACGGCGGGTTCTGTCTCCCGTCACATGGTCGAGAGCGCCTTCTTGGAGTGGTACCACGGCCTGGAAGTCGTGGACTGGCGCAACGTGGTTCGCATCTGCAACATCTCTCGTGCCGCGTTGGCTGCCGGGACCATCAACATGACGGAACTCATCAACGACGCGCTCGACACCCCGCATGGTGCGGACGGGGCTCCCCCGGTCCTCTACATGCGCCAGGACACGATGGCGTTCTTGCGGCGTGAGCGCAACGAGGCCGTCGCTGCCGGTGGTGGCGTGACCTACGAGAACGTGGATGGCATGGGCCGTCAGCCCATCTTCGGTGGCGCGGCTCGCATCAGCATCTGCGATGCCCTGCTCGACACTGAGGGGTACATCTCGTAAGCGCCTTCCTAAACCAGCGGTGGGTGTAACAGCCCACCGCGTCTCACCCCAACGTCCATAAGGAGGACTCGCATGAGTCTCATCGACGCTTTAGATCGGTTCAGCAACGACCAGGCCGTCACGGCGGCTGCCGCCTCCACGTCTCAGATCAACCTGAAGGTGGCCGGTCGGGACATCGGCAACGGTAACCCGTTGTATCTCGTCATCAAGTGTTCGGTGGCTATGACGGGCACGAGCGTCACGGATGTCGTGACGCTCCGTCAGTCGGCGGCTGCTAACATGGGGTCGCCCGACACCCTGGCTACCATCTGCACGTTCCCGGCGGAGAGCGCCGCTGGCACGGGATATGTCTACCCCATCCCTCCCAGCCTCGTGTCCAAACAGTATCTGGACATCTACCACACGCCGACCGGGGGCGCTGGCTCGTTGACCACCGGCAGCTTCACGGCCTTCGTGACGCCGGAGTACGCGGTGGCCAAGAACTACGCCGACGCCTCGGACTTCAGCCTCTTGGGCGCCTGATTTGTGTATCTTGCAGCTCTCAGACGAAACTGTCTGGGGGCTGCATTACTTTTCGTGAAGGAGATGCTCGATGCGCGTTACGGCCAAGAAGAAGCTGGTGTTCGGTGTGGTGGCTTACAAGCCGGGGGACACGTTCGTCATCCCCGAGCGTAATGCCGCTGGTGATGACGTTCCCCGTTGGAAGGAAGGCCCCCTGGTTCCCGGCGTCGAAGATGGCGCTCAAGTTCCGAAGAGCTGGATCGGGAAGCCGATGGCGTTCAACGCCGACGCGATGGTGGAAACCCCCGACAAGGACGTGACCCCGAAGGGCCGCGCTGGCCGTCCTCTGGTGACGGACCATGAGCCCCCGGCTGGCACCACGGCTGCTGTCGTGGCCGCGAAGGTCAAGGCCGACGCGGCTGCGCCTGCCGTGCCTGCCGCGCCTGTTGCCAAGCCGTCCAAGCCTGTTGCTCAGTAAGTCTACCGCTTGACCCAACCAGGGCCGGGGCCTTCCACGGCCTCGGCCCTTTTTGTTTATAAGGAGCCGAGATGAAAAAGACGCGGACGCAGATGGCCAACGTAGCGCTCGGTCTGCTCGGCATGGTTGACGAGTACCTCACGGACATCGACGCGGACACGAGCGATACCTGCACAGCAGTCAACGAGTTCTATGAGGTCGCCCGTGAAGAGGTCCTCACCGCGCACAACTGGCCCATTGCGAAGAAGACCGTAGCGCTCGTTGCGGCTTCGGACGTTCCTCCCGACGAGTGGGACTACGCCTATACCATCCCCACGGACTTGCTTAAGCTGATCGATCTTCCGAACGGCGACAAGGATCGCGTCACATCCGACATGCCACTCTACGAGCTGGCTTCGGGCGAGGGCCTTGGTACGGCGAACGCCATCGCCGCGTGGGGCGTGTCGGGGCAGTATGGCGTCGAGCGCTGGATCACCACTACGACCGCACACGGGTGCGTCACGGGAGATCGCGTTTACCTCACCGGCATCTCTGGGGAGACTTCACTCAACAACACCTACTTCAAGGTAGCCGTCTACTCAACCACGATCCTGATGCTCTTGAATGACGAGGATGGGTCGGTCTACGGCATCACCCCGCTCCCCTCATCCCCGACTGGTGGGAGTCTACAGCGCGTGGGGGCGGCAACGGTCCTCTACACGGACGTGGCGGACGCGGTTGCTGAGTACACCTACCGCGTCGATGAGTCTGATGACGCGGCCCTCCCTGACTATGATTACGCCTACGTGATGGCGTTCGCTTACAGGCTGGCGTTCTATCTTTCCGGCAGGCTTGTGCGTGACAACAAGAACCTTCGCCGCGAGATGGAAACGCAGTCTGAAGAGTACCTCAACAAGGCCCGTGCGCTGGCAAACTCTCAACAACGCTTCCGTAATAACCCACCCACTTCATCCTATGTGAAGGCTAGGTACTGATGGCTAACACACCCATAGCCTCCCAGTTCTCACTATCCAGAGGGGAAATCGCCCCTGCACTCCGAGGCAACGCGGGACTGGATACCTTCGCTTCCAGCTTGGCCGCTTGCCGAAACATGGTCGTGAATGCCTCCGGGGGCGTGACTGCGCGCCCTGGGTTTGAGAAGGTGGTTGAGCATAAGAAGGTGAGCGGTGCATCCGATCCGGCGAACCCAGGCTCCCGTATCGTCCCGTTCCGGTTCAACGCCTCTCAGACCTACATGCTTGAGTTCGGTGACAAGTTCATGCGCGTCCATAAGAACGGATCGCCCGTGACTTACGGGGAGGTGGTCATAACGGCCATCGCCTTCGTACTCGATCCCGGCGAAAGCACCGAAGAGTTCGTCCCTGGGCACAACACGTTCACCTCAACAGCTCACGGCCTGGTGGATGGTGATGAAGTCGTCATCAAGGGGATTGATGGCGTCACGGCTGCCGAGGCATTGAATAATGGGCTGTTCATCGCCCACTACATCGACGCAGACACGTTCGCGCTATATGACCCCTCAACTGGCTCGTTCGCTCATGGCGTGGACGGGACTTACACGGCTTACGGGACGTTTGCCAAAGTGGTGCGTATCGACGCCCCCTGGCCCCCTGCTGCTCTGAATCGTCTACAGGTTCGCCAGCGTGGCGACGTAATTCGCACCGCGTCGATTGGGTTCCCCACATACGAGATACGCCGTCAGTCAGACACGTCATGGACCATTACTAAGGCCGCAATCGGTGCCTCCATCAGTGCCCCTACGAATACGTCAGGCGGTGACGGCAATCTCGGCTGGGAGTGGGCTTTCACAGCCGTAACCCTTCTTGGTGAGGAGTCTCTCCTTTCAGCGGGATGCAAGTCACAGAACGACGCGACCTCTACCAGCGTGATAACGTTCACCTGGGATGGCGTCTCAGGTGCGGCTTACTACAAGGCGTACAAGCGGTCGCTCTCGGGGGGATGGGGGCTATGTGGAACGGCAGAGGCGGGGGCTGCACCAACATTTACGGACAGGGGTTTCGTGCCTGATTACGCACAGACGCCACCCATCTCCTACAACCCGTTCGATGGCCACGACATCTCCATCACTGGAGTGGAGGGCATTGACCTTGCGGTGCCTGTTTTTGACGCCGCGTGGCATCCCAGTGGATTGTTCCTCGCTCTGGCCGTTGACGCTGCAAGCGGGTATGTGCGCTTCTACTACAGGGATCGCATTGACTCCCCGACTCTGAAGCCCGTGCCCGAAGGAACCTACGCTGAGTATTTCACTGCTGCTGCTTACGAGATTGGATTCTCACCAGATGGCAACAAGTTCTTCGCCGCCTGCAACCAGGGCAAGTTGCATGTGTTCTTCGTGTACCCCACGGGAGTGCATGCTGATGGCCAGAAGCTCGTTTTTGGTAACGCGCCTTACTGTCTCGTGCCTTACCTCAACTACACGACCGGCTTGGTGTACAGCGACTCATACGATGTCGCCGCTGCTGGGTGGGGGACCATCGCCCCCGGCTCCATGTGCTGGAGTAACGACTCCGGCACACTCTATTTCACGCTGACGGGTGGGACTTATTCGTCCGCGCAAGTGACGTTCCAAGGGACGTGGCTACGCGGTGGGGACGACCCGCTTGTGAGCTGGTTCTACAAGGCAAGCGTCCCGTCGAACACGTATGCCTATCTCCGGTACGCCCACACCTGGCATAACCCGCATAGCGTGTCCTGGGGGACGGCGAATTACGACGTTTGGGATGCGACCATCCCGATGATGTACCCAGCAGGGCTCTCACTCGCTGCGGCTCATATTGAGCGCGTGGACTTTGCGCCTAATAGGGGGCTGCTCATTCAGTGGGACGGCTCGGGTGCCACGCCCGTCCCTTCGGTCTACTTGAAGACCGGCAACACACTTACTCTCCTTCCAGGGGCCATGCCTGCGGCAGGAGCAGTATTCTCCGCTGCGGCGTTCGAGCCGACAGGAAAGTATTTTGTTGTGGCCGAGGCGGGTACTAGCCTTGCGTGGTACAAGGTAGTTGGAACTGGAGTGGATACTGTACTGACCAAACTCGCCACACCTGCTTCGACAACTGGCAACATACGCTCCGTAGTGTGGACAGCAAACGGGAAGTACGTACTCGTGGGTGAGCTTACGGCCCCATATCTGGAGTGCTACCGTCTGACTGACACGGACACGCTTGAGTTAGTACCTGACTTCACACCAGACGACATTCCTGCTTCGACGGTACACAGCGTTGTCCTTGATCCTTCTGGCAGCAGTCTGCTTCTGTGCCAGCAGGACGGTGGCCGCGTGGCGCACTACGCCGCCTCTTACTCGTATGCCGCTACTCTGGCACACTACCAGCAGCGCATGGCATGGGGCAATATGGAGTACAACCCTGGCGGTGTTGAGCTCACGGGGATCGGCACCCTGTACAACTTCAATAAACGCGCCATCATGCAGGGCACCGATGCGTTCACCTATAACCCCGACGCCCTGCAAGTCAGCGAAGTACGGCACCTCATCACACTTGGGCGTGAGTTGCTGGCCCTCAACACGGGCGGTGTCCTGTCCATTAGCGGCACGAATGATGGGCCGTTCGAGTTTGGTGCTGTCCAGTCCAGGCAACACAGCAACAATGGGGCGTCCTGGGTCGAGCCAGTTGTGCTTGACGACACCATGCTCTACGTGCAGGACGGCGAGACAATCATCCGCGACCTTCGTTACTCGCAGAATACTGATGGCTACCGTGGGACGGACATCACCCTGATGTCCAACCACCTGTTCAAGGGTAAGGCCATCTGCCGCCTCGCGCTCCAGGTCACACCCATGCCCGTGCTGTGGGTGCTTTTGTCAGATGGGTCCCTCGCCTCGGTAACTTATGCCCGAGAGCATAACGTTCTTGGCTGGGCGCGACATGACACGGATGGTAAGTTCGTCGATATTTCCGTGGTCCGCGAGGGAGCGGTCGATATGCTTTATGCCATGACCGACCGTGAGGCCCTTGGCGTGACGCGCCGCTACGTCGAACGCATGGCTTACAACTCCAGCCTTGACCCCTTGTGGGGGTCTGTGAGCATGGACGCCTGCGTCAGCCAGGACGTGCGTAACACAGATCCGGCCAAGCTCGTTACCATCGTAAGCGCCGCTCCGGGGTGGGTCGCCTGGAACGCTGGCGTGTATAACATCACAGCGAGCCACGATACGTTCTTCTCCCCTCCGACTGGCGATGGTGTGGGGGCGCTTCTCATTCAGTTGCTCGACGGCACGATACTGCCTCTCATCATCGAGTCTGTGACTTCTAGCACAGTGGCGACCGCGAGGTCTGCCGTCGCTATCCCGGCAGAGGTACAAAACGTGGCCACGTCGCAGTGGGCGTTCGCTACTCGCGCCATAACGGGTCTGGCGCACTTGGCGGGGAAGAGCGTCTCAGTGTTTGGTGATGGGGCGGTGATCGCCAGCCCGAATAACGACGCTTACACAGAATTGGTCGTCTCTGAAACGGGGGGCCTGCTGCTCCCTCACGCCTGTGCTGTGGTGCATGTGGGGCTGCCTTACCTCTGCGATGTGCAGACGCTCGGCATCGAGTCCCCCCAGGCCACCCAGATATTAAGCGAAAAGAACATCAGCGAGATCGCCTTCCAGGTC